ACCAGGGTGTCGGCAAGGCTGAAGGTGGGCGAAGAGAGCCTGCGGTCTTCTCCAAAAAGATCGGGTCGGCGTTGCTCAAAAGGCAACTCTCCTGGCCGTAGCCCCGTGTAAGGGTCAAAGCCCAGGGGTTCTTTTTCAGCAGGAGTGCCCTTGAATCCGCCCAAGACGGCCGTGGCACCAAGGCCAGCTGCGGCTAATGGGCCGTATTTGGCAAACATTCCAGGCAATGCGGCTGTGTAGGCTTTTTCAGCCAGGGTTTTGCTGCCTGTGCTTGCCAAGACTTCGTTGTACTTGGTTAAAGCAGCTTGTTCTCCAGCTGCTTGACGCGCGGACGGGGAGAAATAGTCGTAGATCTGTCCAGCAAAACCTTTATCTGCCGCTGCGGCAGGTGCTTGTGAAACCGCTGCCCCGGCAGTGGAAACAGGAGAAACAGGGACATTTCCAGCGGGCAAAGAGCCAATGCCTGCTGAAGTAGAAGGAGCGGTTACCGGAGCAGCTGCGCTTTGGATAGCATCAGCATAGGGATCTCCCCCCTCTAGTAAAGACGCCCGAACAGGGGCAGTTGCAGGGATTTCTGCTACGGTTCTTGCCTGAGAAATTAAATCAGACACAGGAGATATGGTGGGGGTTCTAGAAGCAAAATTAGCCCCTTGGTATATTTCATCTGAAGCGGCACCAATTCCCTCAATTGCTGTTCCAATACCAGGGGTAGGAGGTGGCGAATACCCAGGAGCCGTGGCACCAAACCCGCCTTCTGTGGTCAACCCCGTTCCAACTCCTGCCAAAACCCCCGCTGTCAAACCTTGCTGCAAGGCGTCTTTAGGTTTCATACCGGAAGCTAGGTTGACCGCAGTGGATCCGACAAAGCTGTTAACCCCCATCGCCATCGCCGCGTTTGAAATTCCAAACTTACCGGCGGCTAGATTGAGTCCCTTAGGGCCTAAAAAGTAGACAGCGGCTATGGTTGCAGCGATTCTACCTATGGGGCTCTTTAAAACTTTTTTAACCACATTGGCTACGCCTTTTACTACTTTCGTCGCACCCTTGACTACACCTTTTACCGCTCCGGTGACGGCTTTCCAAGCTTTCTTGAGAAAGAACTCAGGCAGCCCCGTGTAGGGGTTGATCGTCCCAGAACCGCCCTGCCGCTGAAGCATCTGTGCCTCTTGCGGCGTGATGTGCGCAAGCATAGAGTCGCCATTGCGGCCCATACCTGCCAAGGACTGCGCAATCGGATTCATCGCAGGCAGCGAAGCAAGACCTCCTTGAGCCATCATCATAGGGGGTTGCATGTCCATGCCCGGAGCCCTGCCCATGCCCATGCTCGTATCTGGAGTCATTTGATCCAAAGCAACCTTGAGCATCGTCAAATACTGGATATCAAAAGTCCCTGGTAAAAACTCTTCAGGCAGGCCTCCACTTACAACATCTTGTCGCACCTCGTCGTAATCTTCTGGGTTTTCCAAAAGGTATTGAACTAAGTCTTCTAAGGCCTGCCACGCATTCGGTGGCAAGTCCAGGGCATCTAATTCTCGCAGCATCTCCTCGACGGCAACCGGATCGACCTCCGCCATGGAATAGGTAAGATCCTGACTGAACTCAGTGGGAGAAACAGACGCTCTTAAAGTAGATAGCGCGCTTTCAACAGCCGGATCCTCAAGGGGAGTAGATCCCATAGGCCCAGCTGGCAACGACATTATTCCTTCACCATTCATGGCAATCCTTTCCGAATTGTGTCAAAGGGCCATGAGAAGTAGGCCGCGCGCCGGGAAAGGACGCGAAATAATCCCGATTATCCGAGTTTTATCAGTTTCTGTCTACTTCAAGGTAGGACAGATAGAAGCAGACATCGTCCTCTGAGGCCTCGACCTCTAGCTCATCCCCAGCCTCTAAAACACAGACAATTCCATTAAAAAGATCAAAGCTCGCCCCGTTGGGCAAAACAAAACCGTTAGTCAAAGGATGCGCTGTTGCATCCCCTGCGCTGTACTGACGGACAAAGATATTGGCCCGTGTTCCACTGTCATTGGTCACCCGCAAGGACTTCAAAAGCCCCACATTGGCCGCAGGGACCTCGTAGATGATTTCAGGCGTGTTGGCCTCGGAGATCAGGGTCTGACGAAAATATTTGTTAGCCATTACTTCACCTGTGAGGAAACAAATTGGACCGTCACGATTGCCGAAGGCGTGGCAGGACGCGTGGGGCTAGTGCCTGCAGCAAAATGCTCCATGATGATGTCAGAGCTCGATACATGCCACATGATTTCCATAAAATCGCCCGAATCCAGGTCAATAAAAAAGTTCAAAGAAGCGATCATCTGAGACGGAATTACGTTGCTTTTCCTCGGTGGAATGCCAAAAACGCTGTTTGAATCAGCAATATCCGTGCCATTTTTTCTAAACCAGATGTCCACTGACTCCGACGTGTTGCTGGTGCTCTTGAACTGAATGCTAAAAGCAATGTTGTATGTCCCAGGACACTCAACTACGATCTTCGAGGGCAAATCCCCCGTGATCGTCGTGCTCGATACCGTCTGAGAAGCACTCACGGTGTACGTTCCAGTACCGCCCGTTCCAGTCCCAAAGGCCGTGATCCGTGTTCCTGCAGTCACGCCACTTCCTGAGATCTCCATGCCCAGGTAGATCACGCCACTGGTAACGGCCGTGACCGTGAGCGTCGTGGTTGTGATTTCCCCGGTAAACACCGCCGCATAGGCGTCCACCCGCACCCCACACTCAAAGTAGGTGGTGTTTAGCCGGACAGGATAGGCGCTTGTCGTCGAGCCATCCAACTGGTCCGTGTCATCGAAAAACGAGCCAAAAGGGACTAATATTTTCCCTACCCCTGCCGGACTGACAAAGGTCCCAGCGCCACTGTCCCCGAACCACGAGGAGGCTGCCAACGTATCCTGGTCAATCGTGGAGGTATAGGTGCTATTAAGCTGCAAGATGATCTGCTCAAGCGAGCGGACAAGCTGGTTGAACTGCTGCGGGCTGTATTCCGACGGGACCGCGTTGGGCAGCCGGACATTGAATATCTTGCTCATCTCAGGCCATCAGGCTGTATCCACACACGCATCGTGCCAAAGCGCCAGTTGCTGTCCAAAGCGTCACTTGTAATCCGCAACGCAATCTGCCGCCCACGCGCCCGCGTGTCCACCTTCTGCGTCGTCGGCGTGATGAGATGCGGGTCTGTGGAACTGGGGCTTGCCGTTGCCTGTGGATAAGGCCGCAAGAAAAGATTGACCACCAGATTGCCCACCTGCTCCTTAAAGTCCGGTATGAACCGGCTCATCAGCAGCATGTTCTCGCCGTCGGCAATGTCAAAGTACCCCGACTCGATAAACGCCAAAAGAGGCTCGCCATTGCCATTGACCCCTAATTCTTGGCTATAGACCTCGCTACGACCTGGGGTTAACCCTTGGATCGTGGTCAGTGTGGCTTGGTTCGATAAGGGTAAATACTCAGAAGCCGTAGGCCGGTTGTAGGCCCCCACATCCTCCCACGCGGTCCGAGGCATACTGCCAATGGACCAGACATTCTCAAGGTAGTTGTAGGTGACAAAACGGTCGATGAAGTCCGAGGTGAACGAACAGTACCACCACGTGACCTCATTGAACTCCGAATTTATTCCAGCAGCAATCTTGAATCCCTGGACAAGGTTTATGTCCTTAAAGACATAGTCCTGCACCGTCGAGGGCAGCTTTTTCACCGTACCGTCGAACATGTAAAACGCCTCTTTGCCCATCCAGTACGCCACCCCATTGACATCCACCGCAGCATGGGCCCCGACACAGCCACAATTCGCACCCAGCTGTTGGAAACCAAACGTGTACGGCGGCCCAAGGTACTGCATGCCATGCAAAGAAGTGTCCGTGAAGATCAAAATCTGACCCCGCGAGCGCAGCGCCGAGATGATCGTGTTGCCGTCCGTGAGCCGTTGTCCACCGGCCGTGTTCGTGGCCGACTCAACGAAGTTCTCTGGATCCTCCTGTGCAGAAAACCGCACAAGCATAGGGTCCTGTGTGCCGGGTGTTCCCACGGTTGATTCCGTGCCAAAACAGACCACATGCCTGTCCGGCGTAGACACCACCATGAACTTACTGTTGGTCGGAGAGTTAGGAACGATTACCGCCCGTAGCGTCAACGGGTTGTTTGTTCCCGGTGACCAGCGATACAAAGCCCCGTCCACGCGCTGTGCTAGGAGGTCCTCACCAAAGGTGTCAAACTGCCACGTGGCCGGATCGAGAAAGACCCCCTGCACATTAGTACGGGGCGTGTTCCACGTGCCAAGGCCCCAGGTTCCTGTTCCCCAGCCAAAGTCAAACGCCGCAATGTCCGGGCCTGTGTTGATCTGATAAGCAGCGACCACGGCCCCATTGCCATCACCAGAATCTGAGGCATTGGCCGTGACAGGAACCGTGATGGTGTAGGTGTTGACCGTCAAAACTTCCGTGATTTCGTACTCTTGATTCAGGACATCTGCCGTGACATTCCCACCAAGCGACACGGCCCCGGAGAACGTCACAAAGTCCCCGGTCAATGCGCCATGGTTGTTGTTCGTCACAGTAACGAGACTTAAGCCATTCGTCGCGGCAAAGGCCACAGAAGGAGAGGCGGGAGGAGTAGTGGGAGTGGTAGTCAAGCGAATGGGCGTGATATCTCCCCAGGCCCCACCAAAGTATGCGTAGAGCTTTCTGTTGGTCCCTGCAGCCATGACCGGTGAGCCATCAAGATTGCTCCAGCCTAAAAGGTCAGAAACTATTCCTACTAGGGGAACGGGTGAATTTCCCTGGAACTCGGTCCACCCACCGAGCTTTTCTGGCAGGCCGTACCGAAAACGGACAAAGTCGCAGTTCGTCCAGCCGCCTTCCGCACCGTATTCAGTGTTCTGCTTGTCAATACCGGGAGTGAAGAAAAGGCGGACGAGGGGCATTTAGGCGTAATTCCTAGTTCCAGCACGGTCAATGATTAAGGCTTGTCTTCTAGGTTCTTCTGATTGCTCTGGGATCGCAAAGTGTACCCATCTATCAAACTCTCTAATGACCTGCTTATACGGTATATCGGAAGCCACAATAGCCTTGATGATTTCGTCTGGGGTGCCGAAAGATGGCGCAATGAAGTCTGCCGCCAGCCCCTTACAGTGGTCAGAGCGTGTAGAGCCGCCCACAGCAGTATTGACTTCTGGGCTTCTATAGCCCGAGCTAACAAGGATCGCTTTGTTCCCAAGGAGACTCCTTACCTGTTGCAGTGCATCAGCCAAGCGTTTTAGATTTTCGATAATTTCTGGTGG